CCTACATTCAAAGAACAACTGAAAGCAATCTTTCAAAAGTTTAATACTGACCCTAGTGCGCACGGGTTAAAATTTGAAGAAGAAATGAAGTTTGAAGCGGAAGCAAAATTGGCAGATGGAACTTCTATTTACACTACTGGTTCTTCTTTTGAAGTTGGCGCAGACTGTTACACAATGGGGGAAGATGGTGAGCCTGTCGTTTGTGCCGCTGGTACATACGAAATGGAAGACGGAACTATGATTGTAGTTGGTGACGATGGCAAAATTGCAGAAGTGATGGAAATGAAAAAAGACGAAGAGGAAGAAATGTCGAAAGAAGACATGCTTTCTGTAATCGAAAATTTGAGTCAACGTATTTCTGTTTTGGAAACTGAACGTGCGGAAGCCACAACGAAACTCGCTAGCGAAAGCGAAAAGGCGTTGAAGTTTTCAAGTCAAGTTTCTAAACTTCAAACTGAATTGAATACATTGAAGAAGCAACCAGCAACGAGTTCAGTAAAAGAAAAAAACATTGTGCAAAATTTTGGTAGTCAAACCAAATCGCAAGAAAAGACTTTCTCACAAATGACTTTGAAAGAACGCATTCTTGCAAACATGCCGAAGAATAATTAAACAAAAAAAAAGAATAAAAAAAGACCAATATGGCTACTGCAATTTCCTTAACAACTTCATACGCTGGTAAGTACGCTGGCGAATACCTTCGTGCCGCGTTCCTCGCGAATGAAAGTTTGCAACACGTAACCATTCGTGAGAACATAGACTGGCGTCAAGTAGTAAAGCGTTTCACTGACGACATTACTTTTGAAGCACCGACCTGTGACTTCGCACCTCTAGGTGAAATTACTATTGAAGAACGTTGGTTGACTTTGAAGAAATTCCAATTGCATCGCAACGTCTGCAAGAATGACTTCTTGGACGATTGGGCGGCTGGTGACTACCAACGTGGAAACTTGGAAGCGGCGTTGTCTGATAACATTATCGCAAACATGCTTGAAGGCATCGCGGCAGAAAACGAACGCATCCTTTGGGTTGGAGACGGTTCACTCGCCACTGAATACGATGGCTTGTTGAAATTGATGGACACAGACGCAACGGTTGTGAAACCAGCGGCAGTCGCAGTTACAACTGGAACAGTGTTCGCAATTCTTCAAACTATCATTGCCGCCGCACCGCTTGCAGTAAAGAAGGCGTCCGAGAAGCCACAGATATACATGTCAAATGATGTGTGGGAAAAGTTCATGTTTGCTTCCGCCGCCGCTGGAAATGGATGGTACACAATGGGTGGAGCAGAAGTTCCTAAATCATACTTAGGTATGTATCAAATTGTTGTATGTGGTGGTCTTCCAGCAGATACAATTCTATTCATGCGTAAGACAAATGTGTGGTTCGGTTCAAACTTGTTGAACGACTGGAATAGCATTCAAGTTGTAGACATGGGACAGTTTGCAGAAAACAATGTTCGCTTCGCGGCTCAATTCTTTGGGGCAACTCAATACGGAATTGGTTCTGAGATTGTAGCGTACTCAACATATTTCTAAACGAATAAAATTACAATACTATGCCATGTTTATTGACGCAAGGATTCTTGCTTGAATGTAACGAAGGAGTAGGTGGAGTCAAAGAAATTTTCATTGCCAACTGGGAAACCTTTTCCGCTGGTGTGACTTTTACTGGAAACATTATCACCGCACTACCCGACGTTGTTTTGTATCGTTACCAACCTAACAGAAATACAGGTGCGGTAACAATTACACCGACCCCTAACTTGGAAAACGGTACGTTGTACTATGTGCAAGCGGTTGAACTTACACTTGGAAAACTTGACCCCGATAAGAAAGCAGAATTAGAGTTGCTTTCAAAGGCGAAGGTAGCGGTGTTCGTTCGTCTGTACGATGACCAAATCATGATGGTAGGAAGAACTGATGGTGCGTTCTTGACTGCTGGAACTTACCAGTCTGGAAAGGCGAAAGGCGATTTGAATGGTTACACTTTGACGTTGACCGCAGAAGAACCAAACCAACCAGACTTCTTGGATGATTACACTGTCTATCCATTTGACCAATTCGGTGCTGGAGTTGACGTTGTTCCTCCGTATGTTGCTCCGTAAAATTCTATACTAATTTTAAAATTGGCGGCAGTAAAACGCCGCCTTTTTTTTTATGCTATACCTCTTTACAAATACTGCAAATCAAGTTCTTCGGCTCACACTAGACGAGGCACGGCAATACTTACCGAGTACATACACAAACTATTTACTAGTAATTACACATGAAGAAAATAGTCCAGTCGGTTCTGACCTTCGTCAAGTATGTAATATCGTTTTGGAAACGCAACGGATAACAACTTTGACGGTGACCACTGTTGGACTAACTTTGAGCGGTCGGTATAGGTATGAAGTGTATGGTCAGAACAGTGCAATCAACATAGACCCAAATAATGTGAGCGTAGTTGGTTTGTGTGAAGAAGGTTTAATTGACTTGACAGATAGTGCTACATACTTTGATGTTCCGACTGTAACAATTAATGACGACATCATCTACAATGGATAGCACAAACAAAGTAATGAATTTGCAGTTTGCGGATTACACACCAGTAAGCGCAACAGAAAAAATTGACCGAAGCGGATGGGTTAATTTTGGAGCGAATAATTTATTCCCACAATACTTACGCGAACTCTCTGAAACTTCACCCGTTCATGGTTCGCTTTGTATTTCTATTTCCGATATGATTGCTGGTAAAGGGTTAGAGGCTGGTGCGTATCAAGCGCGTGTTGACTCTTTAGATGTGTATAGTTCTTACTACGGTTGTGCGCATGATTGGAAAAAATTCGGTGGGTATTACTTAGAAATAATTTATTCAACAGACAGAAAAACGATTGCGAAAATAAACCACATTCCATTTGAAGAATGCCGTATTGCAATTGAACAATCCAGCGAAGAAATTATTGGCGTGTATCACAGTGAAGACTGGGGTGCAACGAAGAAAAAAAGAAACAAACCAGTATTCATTCCGCAGTTCAACGGATTGAATGCCGTTCAAGAACCGCGACAGGTTTATTGGTGTTTCAATTACACTAGTGGACAAGTGTATCCACGACCAGATTACTGGAGCGCGGTAAACTATATTGAACTCTCAAAACAGATAGGAATTTATCACGTCAACAACATCATGAATGGTTTGTTCCCTTCTTTCATTGTTTCGTTTTTTGTTGGTGCGCAAGACCCAGAAGCACAAAGGAAAATCGCTAACGACTGGGAAAATAAATTAAGCGGCGCGAGGAATGCTGGTAAGTTCATTATGACTTTCAATGAAAGCGAAACACAAGCACCGCAGATAACGCCTTTCCCAATCACTGACGCCGACAAGCAATATGAATTCTTGTCAAACAATAGTCGTCAAGAAATAATGGTTGCGCATAGAATCACTACGCCGCTTCTTTTTGGTATTCGTGAACAGAATGGTTTCGGTTCTAATACAGACGAGATGGTTGCTGGTTTGAAAATTTTCATGAACCAAGTAATTGAACCAGCGCAAAGGAAATTGACAACTGGATTTGAGGAAATTCTTGCATTTGAAATTCCTAACATTGAATTGAGTGTTGTACAAAATACACCAATTTCAATTGAAGAAGCCGTTGCGCAAATTGCACCAACGACAACAGACGCAACAGCCGTTACAACAGAAGAAACGAACGTAGCCGCAACCGCATTGAACGGAGCGCAGATAACTTCTCTTGTTGAAATACTTGTACAAACTGCGACAGGTGTAATACCAAAAGAAAGTGCAAGAGGAGTAGTGGCGGCGTCATTCCCAACACTCACAAGTCAACAGATAGACGCAATTTTCGATTCTATTGTTGTCGGTTCAGTTAATCCAACAGAGGTTGCAATGGGTGCTTTGATATTGACTATGTCAGAACTTGAAAAAAAAAAAGTCGTTTTAGCAGACAACAATGTTGCTGACTGGTTAATTCAACAAGGTCAAACTATTTCTGAAAACTACATTATGATTGACGCATTTGAAGTTGACTACGATACAGACGACCAGCACGAACAAGAAATTGAAAGCCTTGTGTTGCATGAATTCGCAACCCGTGTCATTCCACCAACTAGAGTAAATCAAATTAGCGAACAAGACAAACGTGTTGACGAAAAACTTTTCATGACGCGATACAGATATCGTGGCGTTCGCAGTCAAAACACAAGACCGTTCTGTAAGAAAATGTTGAACGCTGACCTACTATACCGCAAAGAAGATATTGTAGCGGCTGAAAATAAAGTTGTGAATTCTGGATGGGGTGCATACGGTGAAGACACATACAGTTGCTGGTTGTATAAAGGAGGAGGAAACTGTAATCACTTTTGGCAAAAGGAAGTGTATATGTCTTATTTGAAAAGCAAGGTGAGTTTGACCAGCAAAGAAACAAGACAAGTAGCAGTAAAGAAAGCGGAACAACTAGGTTACAAGGTGCGCAACGAAGCGGAGGTCGCGAAGTTGCCTGTTGATATGGACTATCATGGGTTTCTTGCAAGTAATCCCGTGTGGGGTCGCAATGGAAGCGCATACAAAAAAAAATAAATTAAGATGGCTGAAATACTTTTCATAAACGATGTGTATGTAAAGAAGTATACACAGGTGAACGGGGCGGTGGATAGCAATATCATTTACCCAGCGGTGTACCTTGCACAAGATAAGTATTTGATGCCATACCTCGGAACAAATTTGTATGAGAAATTGAAGGATGATGTTGCGAACAATACATTGTCTGGAAATTATTTGACGCTGGTTGATGACTACGTTCGTAAGGTCGTTCTTTGGTATACAATGGTTGAAGTGTTACCGTTTCTAACATACAAATTGAATAACGCAACACTCGTTCAACGCACGAGCGAAGATGCGCAACCTGTTTCAGACAGAATTTTCAAAGACATGATTGATAGGGCGTCAAGTAATGCAACTCACTACACTGCTTTGATGGTGGACTTCTTGTGCGCGAATTCAAATTTGTTTCCAGAGTATTTGAATAACACATTTCCGCAACGCGCACCGCTACACGTTACTAAGAGTAGTTCCGCTTTCATATTTTCTAGCGGCAATACTCAAACCAGCCGCAACTTTTACGGCGACATAAGAATAAGCCAAATACCATGAAGAAAACAAACGAAGAAAAACGTAAGTTGTATCTCGTGAAATTAAAAAAATATGAAAAAGAACTGCTGAAAAAACTTTATTCTAAAAAACAAGATGGAAGAAGCGTGGAATGATTTCTTATTACTGTTTGGAAAATTCAGTACATACATTTTAGGAATTGCAATTGGTTTACTTGGGAAAATGTCATACGAAATTTATATGAGACGCACAATGAATTTCATACAATGGACTGCCGTAATTGGAATGTCAGTCTTCACTGGTTACATTACTAGTGTTTACTGTAATTCGCAAGGTCTAAATACACAAGCGCAATTCATTGTTCCTTTGGCTACGCTGATGGGAGAAAAACTTTTCATATACCTAATTGAAAATCATAAAAATATCCTTGAACTAATCTTTTCTTGGAAAAAACAAAACAAAAAATAAAATCATGGAAGAACTATTACCAACTACTACAAGTGACGGCGTTCGTGAACTTGTTCTTATTCTTATTGGTTTGATTGTGCGCTTAATTGAAAAGCGCAAACTAAAAAAAGAAGCAGATGCCAAGTCGTAAAATACAAGATTGTGTACCAGCACTACAAGAGGCATGGTCGTCAGCGTATGCGGAATTTATTTCCTTGTATCCAGAACTACCCAAACCATTTTTGACTTGCACACACCGAACGGTGGAAGAACAAGCGGAATTGTATGCACAGGGGCGAACGAAGAAAGGCAAAATTGTGACTCAATTAAAGATGGGTAGCAAGCATAACTACTTCCCATCCCATGCCTTTGACATTGGCTTCATTCGCAAAGATAGAGCGTTGGACTGGTCGGCACAGAACTTCAAGTTGTTTGCTGGTATTCTTAAAAAGAATTCACCCGAAGTGAAGTGGGGCGGCAACTGGAAAAAGTTTCAAGACCTACCTCACTTTGAAATTCATATTGACTTACCTACTTCGTAGTTGCTCAATGTGTCTAGGCTGACGAACAACTGTAATTCAAAACCGCCGTTGTTCTTGAAGTGCATGAATTTGCCTTGCTCTAAAATTATTGCTCTTGGTATGCGCCACTTATGATATTCATCCTCTACCACAACGTTATCAAACAGTAGTGCGTTGTCTAGTATGTAATGGTTGAACCCGTATGAGTTGGCGCGTACCATGAGGTGTTTCTCGCGTTTACGTTTCACGTAAAACTCTCGTTTGTCAAAGTGTACAACTCCCAACTGTCTTTGAAAGTTTTCTGAATTTAATTTCAAACAGATTGTTGCAAAGTTGCCGTGATGCGTTGAAATAATGGTATTGCCTATCTCGTCTTTGATGTAGTACACATTTGTAGGCACGCTGGCTTTCTGTTTCTTTTTTTTGTAAATCTGTTTCATAGTATTTGTATAAAATTATTAATGTAAAAAGTAGGGCGGCACAGACTATACACCAAACAAACTGTCTATCTGTAAGTATTTGTTTTGGTTCTTTCCAACCGTTGTGTTCTTCATTCATTTTTTCAATATCTTTATTTTGTTTTTGTAATGTTGAATTTTTTCTTTTATTTCTGGAAGTGACAACCGTAATGGTAAGTCTTTGATTGAAATTAATTCCTCAAGTTCTTGTTGCGATATGCGTTGCAGAATACGTTCGCGGTATTCAAGTAGGTTTCCGTGTTTGTGCTGGTTGCACTCAACGCATTGACCGAAGCAATTTGTTTCTGTGAAGCGAAGGTTTGGATAACTACCTACCGAGTAATAATGACCAGCGTCATACTTGCTTGATAAGGGTTTACCACACGACACGCAACCTTTCAACGCATCACGCAAACGGATATACTGGTTGAACACTTGTTGTAGGTCACGCCTCCAATGGCTGACCGACTTCACTCGCTCTCGCATTGCTTTGATTTCACTCTTTTCTTTTTTATGCCTGTTCAACTTTGCATATTCCAGCACACAATGAACGTTCGTGCAAACTGGTTGCAGTGTTGAATACAACGGCATGAAACGGGTTCTACAAATTTTACAAGTCTTCGGTTTCATTATCATATTCATTATAGAAAAACGGGCACAACTGTAAACAATGTTCTTCTGTTTGTGCAAGATAGTAATGACCGTCTTGTGTAACCATACCGCCCGTGAAAATTGCACCAATATCTTCAATCATTTCTTGAAACATTTCCCAGCCTTCTTGAAAGGAAAAGAACAACCAACTTGCGTAGTCGTCTGTTCCTTCCCATGTGAAGAAGCGCACGATATAAATTTCAGAAAGGATTAACGGCTCTTTTTTCCTCATTCCAATCAACGTATTGCATTGTTTCATGTTTGAATCTTATTGGTACTATCCCTGTGCCTCCGTTGCGTTGTTTTGCCACTATGAATTCAGCAAGACCTTCCGTACTTGAACCGTCATCGGCTTCTGTTATGCCGTAGTATTCTGGGCGGTAAAGAAACACAACGACATCGGCATCTTGTTCTAGCGAACCGCTTTCACGTAAGTCGGATAGCATCGGTCTTTTATCTTGTCGGCTTTCAACCTGTCTGGATAATTGTGATAGAACCACAATTGGTATATTACATTCCTTTGCAACTTGTTTCAGTGTGCGGCTTATCGCAGATAGTTCTTGCTCACGGCTTACATTGTTGCGCTTGTTGCCGCCGCCTAACGACATGAGTTGAACGTAGTCAATGTATGCGATTTCAATTTTGTGTTTGTAAACTAGTTGTTTCAACTTTGCGCGGAAGTCAAACACGGTAAGTGAGGAACTATCATCAATGTAGATTGGTAAGCCGTTAAGAATATCAACCGTCATGTAATACTCTTGTAGTTCTTGTTTGTCAAGTTTGTACTTCATTAATTTTTCCGCACTTATTCCGCTTTCCATACTTGCAAGACGGTAAACAAGTTGCACGTTTGACATTTCTAAAGAAAAGAAAGCGACAGGAATGTTCTTTTTTGCAAGTGAAATTACTTCGCTTAGAGCCATAGCGGTCTTTCCCATTGCTGGTCTACCAGCCATGTATGTCAAATCGCTTTTTTGGTGACCGCCAAGTATCCTATCCACCGCTTGTATGCTAGTTGAGCAACCGCTTACAACGACATCCATATTGTAACGCGATATGATACTGCTGGTTGCTTCACTCACTATGTCGGGCATACGCTTCGCACCGTCTTTTAGATTAACTTGAAACACCGCATTCATGTCATCCATAAAGTTAGTATAGATTTCAAGTGCATCGTGTTCTTCTAAACTACTTTGCTCTGAAACGGTTTCACCAATACGCACGAAGGCTCGTTTCATTGCAAGTTGTTTCAACATAGCGCACCATACAGGAACGTTGACGGTTGATGCAACGCGGTTCGTCAATTGTGATAGCACAGCACACCGCCAACTTCTTCAAGCATCTTGTTCTCACGAAGTTTGCGCGTCACGGTCAACAAATCAATCGCACTGTTTTCATTATACAGTTGCCGTATTGCTTGCAATACTTTCTGGTTTGCAAGTACATAGAACACCTCCTCATTCAATTCATCTAGATGCAAGACGCACGTCTTAGGCTCAAGCAAGAAAGCACCTAGCACGGCACGCTCCATGTCCTCATCGTGTAGCGGTTGCGTGTTCATGCTGGTCGGTATTTAGTAGGCGTTGTATACACTGATTTCTTTTGCAAATTTACAGTTTTGTTTTCATCTTTAAACCATA